TCCAACTTTTAGTTCTCTTCGAAAGCGACGCTTTCTGGATATACAACAAATGATATGCTGATATATTCGAGAGCAGGGGTTGGCTTGATAAGTATCTTTGCAGGGAGGATGTGTTGGTCTCTTGTCTCTTCAGTATTCTCGGTTATAACTCTATAATCGTAAATACCTCTGTTTGCCTTCACGTCTGCAAGAATTGGCTCTACAAGACCTCTGAACTGCTTTTCAAGAGTATCGTCATATTGTTCAAATATAAGATTCTTTGCTGCTTCAGAAACTAACTTCTTAACACGAATCATAAGTCTGCGTACATTGATACGGTTAAGTGGGCTGTCAGTCTTGTAAGTAGTCTTGTTACCCCAAATCTTAACTCCGTCCTTTGCAAAGGACTTAACAGGGTTAATCATATTTTCATAAAGTTCGTCTTCATCGTTAAGGGTAGTCTTGTAATTAGCCTTCACGCAATTTACATTACCACGTTCCATACCTGCTGGTGCGAACCAAGGGAATGAAGTGTTGTCGGTTTCAGCCATATTACGAACTACGTCCTTTGTAACAGGCAAGTCAAGATACCTCTTGTTTGTGTTATCGTAGTACATAATCCAAGGGAAATATGTACAAGCGTATGAAGAGTCGATTTCGGTATCAACAAACATATCGTCAATTTCAGAAGGTACAAATTTTTCGCCATCAGACATTAACGGAGAGTTCATAATATAAAGTGCGTCACCGCCTCTATAATCGCTATCTTCGATAATGTCAATTACATCTTCGGTAAGCAATGTGTTGTTGTACCAGTCAATACCAGGAGTAGCAAGCAAGTTGATGTCTACATCCTGTGGGTTGGCAAATACCATATAACCTGCCAAGTAAGCATAATAGTCACTTGTAATAGCCGTAGAAGGAAGATTCAACGGAAGATTCAAACCGTTAGAATTAACTGGAGTAAATACCGTTGATTTCTCTATCGGATATTTAGTTGCCTTGTAATTGTCGGTGTTGGTACGAGAAGTTCTGTTAACATCCCACCCGTCGAAACCGCCATAGCAGTAAACGGTAAATTTGCGGGTATTAACATCCTTATAAATGGTATGGTTGATATACGAAGCATTTATAAGTCTTGGCTCAAATTGGTCGCCCGTCACCTTAATAGGAGATACGCTATCAAATGTGTAGCCGCTAACACCGTCAACGAAGGTATTGGCACTGTCGCTATGCCCTAAAATTGAATCCATATGGAAACCATTAGTAATATAGTCAGGGTCAGCGTCACCTGCGTTGTCATAGAAATACTTGCCCTTATACTTCAAAATATCGGTGTCGATTACTTTCTCGTTCAAACCGAAATACTGTCTTTTGGCTTTAATTTCTGGCTTGAATTCGGTATTGTATTTAACCTTTACCTTTTCATCTGCCTTGTACAGTGGCATTGGGTAACCCAAAAAACCGCAAGGTACAGAGTTAGATAATTCTTCACCTTCAGCCATTTCAACAGTGATGTACTTTGACTTGGAAACATAACCACCATCTGAACTACCAATCTTGTAAGCAATGTATGAAGCACTACCTTCAACCATTGAACACTTGGTAAATCTTTCGAGAATAAGTGGAGATGCGTCTGTGTCATTGAAATCACGCACTACAACGTCAAACACGCCTTCATCTGGTTTAATGTTCTGAATAGAAACCTTAACCTGATAGTTTGCAGCGTCACCGTCTGATATTGTAATGAACTTAAAGAGTTTCTTCATCGTAACCTTTGTTGTAGCACCTTCACCTGAATCTGTTGAAGCATATGCTTCAGAAAGAATCCAAGGAGACTGTGCAGGACGATATTCTTCGGTAAAGTCGTCATAAACGGCTTCTTCCTTAGTTGTCGTAACAACAATATACTTGTCGAAATCGTTAGAATTTCCTGAAATTTGCGTTGTACCAGAGATAAATTCACTGTCTTCGAGTTCTGTTGGGATAACATCGTCAGGGATTCTTGTTACTTTTTCGTAAGTAGCAATCCAAGTGTCATTGATTGCACTAACTACTTCATCCAAAACATAGTTAGTTGTATAAGTTACAGTATCGGAAGAAATTGGGGTAATGTCACCCTTTGCGATAACAGCGTCATCGTCAAGTGAATTTTCATACACTGCTTCGATGTAGATAGGAGTAGTACCAGTGTCTGGACTGCTGCTAATCACTCTGTAAATATAATCGCTATCGGTTGAGTTCAAGGATACATTATAAAGATAATCAGTATTGTATCCTGCGTATCCTTTAGTCTTAACTGCAATGCTGAACTTTCTTGCTGCATCAACATTTTCTGTAGAAGGAGTCTTTTCGCACTCTGCGGTATAAACAACAGGAGTGTAATCACCAATGGTGATTGACTCAACTACAGGAATTGGAGTATCTTCTGACGGCTCACAGAAATTAGTTGAATTTTCTCCGTAAACCAACTTGCTTCTCAATATAATAGCAACTTTGCCGTCGTCAGTCTTTACGACATATGCAGGACCTGCGTGATATCCTGAAAGTCCAAGAACACGTACTACGTTAAGATTCTTTGATTTCTCAAGATAACTCTTTGCTACATAAGGCAACTCATATTTAGGAAGGCCCGTACCCTTAAATTTTTCAGGAGATGTGCCGCCAAAATAATCCACGAATTCAGTCCAATCCTTGATAGGAATGTTCTCAAATGCTGGACCATAAAGGGTTTCGCCAACAAGTCCGAGACTTGTTATACCAAGACTCTTGACTGAGTAGGTTACATCTTTTTCTTCTGTGTAAATTCCAGGAGAAACGTGCCCACGTCTTGCATCACTTATCA